ATGCGCCATGCGGCCTGGCGCTGCGGCCACAGGGGGCGGATACGGCAGGTGAGGGCGGCGTGAAGAGGGCAATATTCCGTTACGTGGAGGCGGAACTGTATGATTACCCGTTCACGAAGAGGGATCTCGAGGACCTCCGAGGGGCCATCATCGACGAGGGGCCAGATCCTGGGCGCCTAGTCATTGGGGGACCCAAGATCCGTCACACCGATCCCACCTACTCGAAGACCCAGCGGCTCCTCACCAACCGCCGGTTGGCTAGGATGGAGGAGACAGTGAGGGCCATCACTCGGGTAGTTGAGCGGCTTCCGGAAGAGAAGAGGCGCCTGGTGGAACTGAAGTACTGGGACGGACGTTACTCGAACCGCGGCGTGGCGGAGCACCTGGCTTGCAGCATGGCCACATTCTACCGATGGAGGGCTGAGGTGGTGACGGCCGTGGCCATGGAAATGGGCCTGGTGGATGCCGCCCAGAGGGCAGGATGAGAAAAAGATGAGATTCTTGCGAGTACTTTCTGTGGTATATTGGTAGGCGAAGAAGTAGGAGGCGCTGGAGGGCGCTTCCTGCATTCAAAAGGAAATCTCTCCCTTCTACCGAAGATTCTGGGGAAAGGAGGGATATCCAATGACATACGATGAATTCTTTAGCGCTATCCTGAATTCTAATCCTGGTCAGTGGTTTTATGACGACGACTTGGGAAAGTACGTTTTTGAAGGGGATGTCAGAATAACAATTGCCGCTGATAGAACGGATGCCCCCCCTGCTTGGTTTAGCGATGGGTTAACTGAGAGATTTGCCGATCGTAATGCTTACAACCGGAGGATGTACCTTTGTTTCAATGGAGTGGCCATTAAGATTCTGTACACGATGGTGGTTGATGGAGGTAGGATGATTATTCCTTACCCAGATAGGGGCCCCGATGGAGAGACAGTGACTATTTCGCAGGAACAATACAGGCTCGGAAGAATCTTGGGCATAGGCTTCTGGGGTTATGATTTCGATGAATACTTGCGTAAGGGCAGGATTACTGTTAAAAACTAACTGCCGACACTGTTAGGGCGCTGCAGGACAGTTACACTGAGCCCCTTGGAGGCACAATATGGCAGCAAATCACAGAAGGTATGCCGACGAGACTCGTGAACGCGCCCTCACCATGATGCTCGAGGGCGTTTCTTATCGGCAGATCCAGCGAGCCCTCGGAGTACCAATCGGTACCCTCTCAGAGTGGAAGAAGGCCATGGGGGATGACCAGTTCGCAGAGCAACGTGCGGACAGGCGGGCCCGGTTGATTGACGCCATCTGGGATGCGGCCACCGAGATCGTCCAGGAGATCCGGCAAAAGGCTAAGCGCGAAGAGGACCTTCACAAGGTCGTTGGAGCCTTCGCCCAGCTCGCGGCCAAAGGGGCGCTGCTCAGTGGAGACTTGCAGAACGCTCGCGCCTCGGCGGATAACTCCGTGGTGATCCAGGTCGGTGTGAGCCAACCCGCTCAAGCATCCATGAGGCCGGAAGCCGAGGATGTTCCCACGCTGGGCATACGGGAGGTGAATTGAGAGGTTGTGGCTGAGGTCCGAGTTGAGTTCCCGTCCTGGGATCTACTGCTGAACCGGGCCTTTGTGCCCCTCATGGCCGACCAGTCCAGGTACCTCGTCCTGAAGGGCGGGGGCGGGTCCGGGAAGAGCGTGTTCTCGGCCCAGAAACACGTCTACCGCCTGCTGGCCGAAGTCCCCCATAAGTTCCTGGTGGTCCGCAAGGTCAAGCAGGACCTCAGGGACTCGGCCTATGCGGAGATCATCAACGTTATCCGGACATGGGGCCTCGATGACCTGTTCAAGTACTCCACGGCCCGGAACGCTGAACTCTACATCCGCTGCCTGAACGGCAACGAGGTCATCTTCTACGGCCTCGACGACGTGGAGCGCAGGAAGTCCCTCCAGGGCATCACCGGGATATGGATCGAGGAGGCCTCTGAGCTCACCGTAGAGGATTTCCGGCAGCTGGACATCCGCCTTCGAGGTGAGACCAGGCACTATAAGCAGATCGTGCTCTCGTTCAACCCAGTCTCCATCACCCACTGGCTGAAAACGGAGTTCTTCGATAATCCGAAACCGAACGCAAGGCTGTCAGAAACGACCTACAAGAATAACCGTTTCCTCGACGCCGACTCCATCCGGGTTCTGGAGGGCTTCAAGGACCGGGACCCCTACCACTACACGGTCTACTGCCTGGGCGAGTGGGGTGTCCTCGGGAAGACCATCTTCGACGCTCAGAAGGTCTCCGAGAGGCTGCTAGCCCTCAGGCAGCGTGAGGGACCGAGGAGGGGCTGCTTCGCCTACGAGTACGAGGGCGAGCGGGTTCAAGACGACTCCATCCGGTGGCTCGGGGAGGAGAACGGCTATATCGCGGTTTACGAGGAGCCGAAGCCCGGCTACCCCTACGTGATAGGCGGTGACACTGCCGGCGAGGGGTCGGACTGGTTCACGGGCCAGGTCATCGAGAACACCACCGGGCGCCAGGTGGCCGTCCTCAGGCACCAGTTCGACGAGGACCTGTATGCGAAGCAGATGTACTGCCTCGGAAGGCACTACAACGACGCCCTCCTGGCGGTTGAGACCAACTTCTCGACCTACCCGGTCCGGGAGCTCGAACGGCTCGGGTACCCGCACCAGTACGTCCGGGAATCAGAGGACACGTTCACGCACCGGCTCAAGAAGTCCTTCGGGTTCCACACGACCAAGCTGACCCGGCCCGTGGCCATCTCCGGCCTCGTTGAGATAGTCAGGGAGCACACGGACCTCTTGAACGACATTACCACGCTTGAGGAAATGCTGACCTTCGTACGCAACGAGCACGGGAAGCCCGAGGCCCAGGAGGGCAAGTTCGACGACTGCGTGATGGCCCTCGCCATAGCGTACTACGCGCGGCCGCAGCAGACCATGGCCTTAGCGGCGCGGGTCTTCCGCCTGCCGGACGGTGTGCCGGAAGACGTTGCGGAGGACTACTACAACGCGCCCGAGTCTGAAAGGCTGAGGCTCCTGAAGAAATGGGGTTACATCTGATGCGCCTGTCTAGAACCGACGAGGAAAAGAGCCGCGAACTGTGGAAGTGGCGCGGGAAGTTCGAAACCGCAAGGCAGCACTGGGATTCTGCCCTGTTTGACGAGCGCGAGCTCATCTACAACGGTACCCACGACGTGGACGCCAACATTAACTCGCCCACGCCTCCTGAGAAGAGGGCGAACAACGTCCACAACATCGTCTACGAGTTTGTGGAGTCTGTTGTTGACGTAACCATACCCCAGCCGTCGGTGAGGCCGAAGAGGAAGGCGGACGAGCCGCTGGCCAGGATGATCGAGAACAGTGCGGAGAACGACCTCGAGGAAATGGAGATCGAACAGACCAACGACGAGAACGAGCGCATAACGTCCGTCCAGGGGTTTTCAATCTTCGAGGTGATCTGGGATCCGGACTATAAGCACCACCTTCACCGGGGCGAAATCAAGGTAAGAGGCCGCCACCCGAAGACGCTAATACCGCAGCCCGGCGTCCATAAGATCCAGGAGATGGACTACTTCTTCCTGCTCAGCTCCGTCACCAAGTCGTACGTCAAGAAGCGCTACGGGGTAACCTTGGGGCCCGCCGACACGGAGGAGTACCCGGAGATCAACCAGTTCCACGCGGGGCAGGGTTCAATAACCGGCGATAACGAGAAGGTCACGGTCATAACCGTGTACTACCGGGACGAGGACAACGATATAGGCCGCTTCGCCTGGACGAATGACACTGTCCTCGAGGACCTCCCGAAGTTCTTTTACCGGAGGCTCGAAAGGTGCACCAAGTGCGGCGCTGTGAAGGGCTTCGAAGATGAATGCCAGGCCCTCCTGCCCCTCCAAACCGAAAGCGGCATCGTCATGGAGGTACTTTGCGGGAACCGGGAGTACGAAACCCACATCGAGGAGACGGAGGTCCTGTCAGAGCCGGTAGTCACAGGGGCAGACGAAAACGGAAATCCCATCGTCATCCCAGCCGGCACCGAAGTTCCCTACTTCCTGCCCACCCGCTATCCGGTCATTATCAGGCGGAACATCCCGGTGAACTTCCAGCTCGGAGGCCAGAGCGACGTCGATGTGATCCGGGACCAGGCTGACGCCATCAAAAAGATCGTCTCCCGCATCGAGGAGAAGATACTGCGCGGCGGGGGGGTCATAAAGGCCCTCGATGACCACAGGTTCAACCTCACCAACGAGCTATACCAGGTCATCAGGGGTAATCCGGCCCAGCTTGCGGCCCTTGACGTGAAGAACCTCACCGCAGATATAGCCTCCGAGCTTGAGGTCGCAAGGTACATGTACAAGGCGGCACAGGACACCCTCGGGATAACCAACACGTGGCAGGGGAAGGAAGATGCCACGGCGCAGTCGGGAGTGGCGAAGCAGATCCAGGTCGAGCAAGCCTCGGGTAGGATGCAGTCCAAGATCGCCAACAAGTACGCCGCCTTCAAGGAACTGTTCGAGATCATGTTCGAGTTCAAACTGGCCTACTACGACGAGCTCCGGCCCTACATGACCAAGGGGCCCACCGGCCAGACGGAGTACGGCGAGTTCGACAAGTACAGGTTTCTGGTGCAGGACGCGACAGGAAAGTGGTACTACAACACCGACTTCCTGTTCACCGCTTCCGGAGGTGACGGCTTCCCGAAGGACCGCATGTGGATCGCTCGTCAGGCGGCCGAGGACTTCGCGTCCGGGGCCATTGACAAGGTGGGCCTCTGGACCATCCGTGAGTCCCTGAACTTTCCCAATGCAGCCGAAATGAAGCAGGCGGCGATTGAGGAGAGGGAAATGATGCTCCAGCAGGCCCAAGCGCAATCAATGCCACAACTCTCTATGCCCGAGGGAGGCGTTTTCGGTGATCAAGAAGGTCCCGGGGGGCTACAAGGTGGTCTCCCACTCGGGGAAGAACCTTGGCGGCCCCTATAAGACGCGGAAGGCCGCGGAGAAAAGGCTCCGCGAGGTTGAGTACTTCAAGAGAAAGTCCGGATAGGGGGGTGAAATCCGTGGCCACAAAGGGGTTTCCCAACAAGAGCACGGCCAACCGTCCCGGGAAAGCCGTAGAACGGGACACGCCGCGCCCGAAGACCATCAAGGGCAAGGACCTGAGGTCTAAGTAAGAGGGCCCACCCGTCCTGAAGGGTGCATTTCGCCCGAGCCCGGCGCAAGGGGCGTTTTTTGTTGCTGCAATAAGGCTCACCACCTCAAAACGGTGAAATCCGTGGGCGCACGTATACGCGGGAGGTCCAGAATGGGTGATCTAGCCACCTTCTTGGGCGTTAATAACGGCGAAACCGGGGAGGTCGCCGACCCCGCAAAAGACGAGGAAGAGGCGGTCGGGGAAGAGCAATCGGAAACGGATGAGAAGGCCTTGCCCGACGGCGAAGCCGGGGAAGAAGAAAAGAGAGCCGAGTCCACCGTCGAGTTGGCCAAGACGAACAGGCAACCACCCGAGGTCGACGCGGCGTTCGCCCGGGCCCGCAGAGCTGAGGAAGAGGTCGCGCGCCGCGATGCATGGGTTGAGCAGTACTTCGGTCACCAGGGCATCCATACGTGGGACGAGTACGTGCAGGCGGTTGCCCGGGAGCAGGCTCACCGCCAGGAAGAGGCCGAAAAGCAATCCCTGGCCGAGCTCCAGGAACAGGGTTACGACCCTGAAGCGCTCTGGAAGGTATTCGAGGCGAGCCCCAGGATTAGGGAACTTCGCGAGACCGTCACCAGCCTCAAGAACTACGTTGACGGGCTTGCAACCGAGAAGCAGCGGTCCGAGCAGGAAAACACCGCAAGGCAATCCCTCGCGGCCGAGTTCGAGGAGCTGAAGGCGGAGTACCCGGAATTCACGAGCATTGATGACCTGGGGGCCAAGATGCCCCCGGAGTCTTTCGGGAAGCTCTGCGAGAAGGTGAAGCAAGGTTACACCCTTATAGACGCCTACGAGTCGGTCAACAAGGCGTCGATAAGGGCCAAAACGACCGCTGCCGCAAGACAGGCAGCGCTGAACGCGGTCAACTCCAAGCAGCACCTCAGGCCTGACGGCGGCGGAGCCGACGATCTGGACATAACCACGGTGCCCCCTGAGGTCGTGAGAAACTACAAGGCTCTCTGCAAGGGCATCACGGACGAACAGATCGTCGCTGACTACAAAAAGCACAACCCGAGACGAAGGAGGTAGGGCCCATGGCCTTCATACCCGTGAAGTCCCTCGACGGGGCGGCCCCCCCGTTCGAGTATCGGCTCATGACCGATGGCGAAGCCGTTACCCTGGGCGAAGCCCTTGTGGAAACAAGCGGGAGGCTCACCAAGTGCGGCGCCACCGTGACCCCAGAGTTCATTGCCATGAAGACCCAGGCGGCCGAGACCACTTCGGTTACGCCTGTACCCGTGATTCGGGTAACCGAGACCCGGGAGTTCAAGGCCGTCTCGACGGCGACCGTGGCCGCGAGCCTCGTGGGCTCGAAGGTCACAATAAGTTCAGACGGCCTTTTTTGCACGGCCACCACGACATCCGGTGTGTTCATGATTACCCAGACTGACGGGAAGACCACGAACAGCAATGTTCGCGGCATGTTCCGGAGGTAGAGGAGGGGAGTGACATATGATCTTCTCCAAGGCCAGCGGCCTAAACGACTCGATTTACGGAAAGAGCATCGATCCCATCCGTTTCTTCCTCCAGCAGGAGGAAGAGGCCTACAAGAAGTCAAGCCAGATCGACAAGGTGTTCAACGTCATCACGTCCGACAAGTATGGTGAGAAGTTCTCCGAGTTCACCTCGAAGGGTGACTTTGAGCCGGTTGGGGAAGGCGGCGCGTACCCCCGCACCAGCCAGCAGGTTGGATATGAGAAGCTGGTCGAGCCCGACGAGTGGAAGAATTCCTTCGAAGTGACCGAGACCATGATCGAGGACGCCAAGATGTTCGACGTGAAGGCTGCCGCCAAGGATTTCTCGCTGTCCTACGCCAGGACCCGGGAGAAGTTTGCGGCGCTGTTCCTCCAGTACGGGAACTCAGCTACCGCTGTGTTCAAGGGGAAAACCTATGACATCACCTGCCGTGACGGCCTGCCGCTCTTTTACGCGGCCCACACCTCAAAGACCGGTGGCACGGGGACCCAGGGGAACCTTGACACCCTGGTGTTCAGCTACGACAATCTCGCCATCGTCGAGGAAAGGATGCAGAAGTTCACCGACCATGACGGGAATCTGCTGAACATCCAGCCGGACACCATCGTCATCCCGAACAACGCCGCCATCAAGAAGCTCGTGGCGGACGTGGTCTTCACCTCGAGCGGCAAGCCCGGGACGACCGACCACAGCTTCAACTTCCACGGGGAGCGCTGGAACGTGGTGGTGTGGAACCAGCTCGGCCGCCTTGCCGCGGCGAACGACCCGTGGTTCGTGTGCGACTCCAAGAGAAACCAGATTGACGGGCTCATCTGGATCGACCGGGTTGAGCTCTCCGTAAGGACCTGGATCGATGACAATAACGGGAACAACGTATGGGGCGGCAGGGCGCGTTTCGGTGCGGCTCCTGTGAACTGGACCGCCTGGTACGGCTGCTTCCCGGCGTAAGAGCCACATTGATGCGGGGAGGGGGCTTTTGGGGCCTCCTTCCCCGCGTCCCGGAGGTGACATGAATGGGCGAGTCACACGTGAGCGGCCCCTGGTCTGCTGACGCCGGGGTCCTTATCGGAAACGACGTGTACCTTTTCGCCGGCAACGGCGCCCCTGCGGACGGCACGAGCGGTACCGGGGCGGGTGTGGCAGGGAAGGGGAGCATCTACGTTAACATAGCCACCGGCAAGCCGTATTCCAA